GCCACAACGGGAGCGCACATGGGACATGATCATTTCCGAGCGCAGCCTCTCTGTCGATGTCCAATACTTCGGCACAGAGGATGATGACGGGAATATTGCACGCGCGTCCATCTTTGATGATGACGGGAACGTCGTGCAGGAAGGGCTTTACGAGGTGGCGGACACGCTCGACGCAGCTTTTCGTCCCGTGTTCTACGTAGACGATCGTGCAATCACCATCAACGAGGCAGAAACAACGATCGTGGATGAAGTGCTTCACTACATTTTCACGCTCGATTTTGCAGATGCCTTTACCGAAGCAGAACTGCCGGAGGATAAGTCAGAGCTCATGCGGAAGCTCGGCCTTTTCATCAACAAGAACGGAAAAGAAGATACATCCATCTATGACAAATACAAAACGGACAAGGAGGACGAATAAATGGCAAACGAAGCTGAAGTCTTTGGCCTGCCACAGGTCATCATCGACTTCAAGACAAAGGGCACCACGGCGATTAAGCGCAGCGCGCGCGGCATCGTCGCGATGATTCTCAAAAATGAAGAAACAAATACCATCAAGCAGTACCGCATCAACGACGTCGGCGACATCCCCGAGGCGGGGCTGACGGACGCGAACGTCGACCTCATCAAGAAGTGCCTGCTTGGCACGCCTCTGCGCATCCTCGTCTACACGCTGCCGCTTGACACGGTCAAGCCGAAGGAAACGACGGGCGAAGGCGGTGCAACGACGACCGAGGATATGAACACGCAGGCCGACGTCCTGAAGCTTCTTGAAGGCATCAAGTGGAATTGGCTTTGCGCGCCGACCGCGACCGTGCAGGAGCAGGAAGACCTCGCAAGCTGGATCAAGAGCCAGCGCCAGAACAAGCGCAAGACGTTCAAGGCCGTCCTTGCGAACCAAGCTGCCGACAACGAGGGCATCGTGAATTTCACGAGCTCGGGCATCAAAGTCGCGAGCGGCACGGACGATGACGGCAACGTCACGTACAAGTCTTACACGGCGCTCGAGTACACGGCGCGCATCTGCGGCATCCTCGCAGGCCTTTCGCTCGACCGTTCGGCGACGTATTTCAAGCTCACCGAAGTCGCAGAGGTTGACCCGATTCCTGAAATCGACAGCCACATTGACAAGGGCGAGCTCGTCCTCTTTGACGAGGATGACGGCGACGGCGTTAAGATTGCTCGCGCATGCAACAGCCTCTCGACGTTCACGACGGACAAGGGCGAGGATTTCCGCTTCATCAAGATCATCGAGGCCGTGGACATGATTACGGACGACATCCGCGACACGTTCAAAAAGTATTACGTCGGCAAGGTCATCAACGACTACAACCACAAGATGCTCTTCATCGCGGCCATCAAAGTCTATTTCAGCGAAATCAAGGGCAACGTGCTCGACGCGAACGGCAACAACACGGTCGACATCGATGAGCAGTATCAGCGTAATTACGCCATCCTTCACGGTGAAGACGTCGAGAAAATGAGCGCGATGGAGATTCGTCAGTACAACACGGGCACGAACGTCGTCCTCGCAGGCTCCGTCAAGCCGGTCAATGCGATGGAAGACCTCAAGATCGTCTTCACGATGTGATAGGGAGGGTTTGAATCATGCCAAGAGAACCAGAAGAAATCAAATATCGCGGCCGCAGACGCTGGAACGGCAACCACGGCAAGGTTTGGTGGGACGGCGAGCTCATTTTCGAAATCGAGAAATTCGAGGCGAAGGTCACAGCGAACCGCGAAGACGTCATCATCGGCGACAACGTCGACTCGAAAATCGTCGGCCTGAAGGGCGAAGGCTCCATCACCGTCAAGAGCGTCGTGAACCGCAACCTGAACAAGTACCTCGAAGAGTGGAAGGAAGGCCATGACCCGCGTGCCACCATCGTCGGCCTGCTCGCCGACCCAGACATGATTGATTCGAAGAAAGAACGTGTCAGCATCGGCAATGTTTGGTTCAACGAAATCCTGCTCATGAACTTCGAGAAAGGCAAAGTCGTTGAAAAGGAATACCCGTTCGCGTTCACGCCTGGCGACGTGGAATACATCGAATCGGTAGAGTGACGGAAAGGAGCTAGCATTTATGGCTGTCAGTATTGAAGAGCTCATCAACAAGAAAGACGAAATCCAGAAGAACAAGAAGAAGGAGTACGACCTCGAAACGAGCATCGGCGAGATCACCGTCGAACTCCCGACGCGCTCCCTTGTCCTCGAGTCGAACAAGCTCGCGGAGGGCGAGAGCGATGCCTATCTCGTCTATCATGTCGTCGTTGCACCGAACCTCGCGGACAAGAAGCTGCAGGAAGCCTACAAGTGCGGCGAACCGACGGACATTGCAAAGGTGCTGTTCCTCCCAGGCGAGCTCACGTCTATCTCGCGCAAGGTGCTCGAGCTCTCCGGCTACGGCAAGGACATCAAGTCAAAGGTGCACGATGAGTTAAAAAACTGATCGGCAGCAACTGGGAAGCGGCAACCGTCGCATTCCTTGTTGCTCACGGTCACCCACTCAGCTACTTCTACACACTCTCAGAGACGGAAAAGCTCTTCTGCCATGCCATCATGGAGGCAGAAGATGAACGTGAAACGAAACTGGCGAGCCTCGGACTCGCACGAAAGTTGGTGACGTAAATGGCAAAGGAATTCATGCTGAGCGCCGTCCTCGAATTCAAGGACAAGATGACGGCGGGCATCAAGTCGGCGCAGTCCGGCCTCAAGAGCCTCAAGAGCGGCATCGAGAGCGTTCAGACGAGCGGAATGC